GATCACGTGGGTGACCAGGGTGACCAGGAACCAAACGACCTGCTTTACGCATTCCATCTATAGCACCTCGTACACATACTGGGTCAAAGATGGCATCATCTGAGATATCTTGTTGTTGGTAAACCAATGCCCAAGTAGATGCGTCCATTGCTTGACGTTCGTTATAGAGGTTGCGACCATTCCAACGTGGATATAATCCATCCTCATTCAAATCTGATTCTACTTGCCCATCAAATGGAGCATCACTTGCAGGCCAGAGGGTTTCCCACTTATCAGGGTCATCATCTGTTGTCAGTAACGCTGGCATTGCCAGGTAGGTCCAGGGTACCAAGCCACCAGGGTAGCGGTCCTCAGAGCGTAGTTCTTTGTAAAGATCAATTGCTGTAACGCGGGTACCTACGATAATTAATTTACCAGTAGGGTTAAGACGGGAGCGCACATCCTGGGTTAACCAACGGATCTGCTTCTCAAACTCATTAGCGTTCTTTAATGTCACCGCATCGTCTACAATAATCATATCGGCACGCTTGCCGTAGATCTGACCACCGATACCAACGGCTTCAATGTTTGGGTCCTTTTCAGATGACTCACGGAGTTCATCACCAAAGGTCACACGGGTAGCCTGCCAAGAAGCGGTCTTAGAGTTAAACCCTACGCCAGCAGCGTAAGCCTGTTGGAGTGCTTCATAATTTGGATGAGTCAGGCGTTGCTTGATGGCGTAGAGAAAGTCTGCTGCTAGTTGCTGAGTCTGAGAGACTATCAGCACACGAAAGTTAGGGTTCTGACACACCTGCCAGGTGACGTAATCTACCGTCACAGTCATTGACTTGGCGTGGTTAGGCGGGATGTTAAGAAGGATTCTGTTATTAGCCAGCCCTGGTTCGTACTTCATACTAGGATGTAGCCAGCCTGGGGGACGACCCTCGATCACATCTATCAGGTTCTGCTGGTGTGGAAAGGTACGAGAGTGTAGGTATCTTTGGCGAAACTCTGCAAAGTTTATGTCGTGGACATCGCTGGAGGCAAAGTTCTTATCTTTAAGACCTAGCCGTGTTCGGTCCATCTTGTCAGCAAAGACCTTATCGGTCCTGCGATAGTATTCATAAGTCTTATAGGATTTACCAGATGCAGCCGTGGCTGCCTCGATAGTTAAACCCTCTGCTACACCACTAAGGATTAGACGCTTGGCGATGTCACTGGACTTCTCTGCCACGTAGTCTCCTCTAATAAAGCGCCGAAGGCGCGAAAAAATTTTTATACGAGGGGCGCAGCCCTCGAACGGAATCAGAGATTCCTTTACTAGGGGAAGTGTTTTATACTGGAGATAGTATTGTCCCCACTAAAAGCAGTCACCGCTTCGGGCTTAGCGCCCGAGGGAGCCACAGCGAACCGAGGGGTAAGTTGGTGCTCGTCCTAGGGGGACTCGCGTAGTGCCAACGTAGCGAGATTGGGTCGTAAAACTAGTACTGGTTCGTTTTACTCCCCTACTATATATAAGGCAGAAAAAATAGCCCATTTCCCGTCTAGGGTAGATTTTATTTTCTATTTGTGACTAACGTCACTTTAATATGTGTACAAACTAGGACATTTAATTGGATCTCACTTTAGCGTAAATTTCTTTTCGGGGAGTATATGTAGTACGGCGCTGAAACTTAACACCTGGGGGTAGGGTTTTTACGGCCTACAGCAGACCCCCACACCCTGTGGATAACTGGTCTGACCTGTGGATAAGTTATTATGTAAAGTAAACGGGCGGGCTGTACCTCGGGCACCCTATACATAACTTAGTTATCTGTCCATTAATAACCCTTTACCTAAGCCTTAGACATTCAAGGTTTAATTGTCTACCTTGTTCAATCCCCCTAAGTTACTGAGCGGTAACATATCGCCCCGTAAGTGGTTGAAAGTTCAACTATATTGTGACCCGCAAGGCCTTAGAATTGTCGACAAATAGACAAGACACACCCCTAAAATCGTTACCAAATCGTTATCAAATAACCCTCATTTGGGCTTGACATACGGTAGACACCCGTATATAGTTGCCTTATCAATTAATAAATGTTAATTGAATTAACCTAAGAGGAGCAAGCAAATGGATATCAAGATGACCCACACAAATGGTAAGACTATCACACTAAACACCGATTTCATTTGGGGATTAAAAACACAATTTGGCTCATTCAATGACCTGTTAGTCCAAGTCTTAGATGCTCACAAGTCAGAAGGATACACAATAGATGAAACACCAGCCAACTATGAATCTTGGGAATATGTCGTGTACGAGTTAAAGTACGCGATATAAGCAACGCCAGCCCCGCCCGCCTAGGGCGTGCCGATTCGATTCGGAGCGGGGCACGAGTGGAGGGAACTACCCCGCCACCAAATCAAGAGGAGAACAAGATGACACGCAAGGATTACGTATTGATTGCAGAGACGATTAAAGAGGCTCACCGCCTAACAAGCGAGAAGGCGGGGGCGGGCGTAGTTGCTTATATGCTAGCCAACACATTACAGGCAGATAACCCCCGATTTGACCGCGCTAGATTCCTAGACGCTTGCGGGGTAATGTAATGGCTAAATTTAGAGTGATTGAGGGCACCGTGTGGGAGATTGAGGCCGACACACAAGAGCAAGCGAAAGCGTTTTATGATGGATACTTTAACGGCGAAGAGGCCGACGGCTTGCAGATGCGCGAGATAGAAGGCTCCTCCTACTGGTACGGAGAAGGAGAGGGCAAGAAATGAAACTCAATTGGGGAACACGCATAGGTAAAATGCAGATAACCGTAAAGGGAACATCACGGGCGCATTGGTACTATTGGATTAAGAGAGAAGGGGCTCACAATTGGCGGGCGGGATACTACGGCTTTAATATGGAGATTCCCTACCGCGAGACATTCACCACAAGCGCACAAGCCCGCGCCTATTGTGAGAAGGTAGACCGCGAGGCGCTAGTAATTGAGGAGGTGAGGGCGTGAGGTGTCTAAGATGTAGAGCGGTCATCCTTTACACATCAAGCCAGGGCGGGATATATTGGTCTTGTCAAGATTGCGGTAAGGATACCAAGGAGGAGGTATAAACCAAATCGATCAACCGCCCCCGCGCTAAAGGCTAGAGATTCACACTCTCACGGGGGCACTAGAGAAGGAGGCCAACACGGGCCAACTCTCTTAGCCTAGGAAGGGCAGAAAATGGCAGTTATGTGTGAGACCTGTAAGTGTTCGATATATCTAGAGACACAGCCCGACGGCACCCGCGCTTATGGCGGATGCGAGAATGAATGCGTGTGCTGTAACGGGAGCGATATCCTAGAGGTATTGCAGACCCGTAATGAGCAAGTCATAGCCCTAACGGAAGAGATACGGGAAGAGTTAGAAGGGGCTGAGGATATGGGCGTTAGTAATCCAATCCTCTTTGCAGAACAGGGGCCTAACCGCTTTAAGGTGATGTCTTTATTCTTTGAGGATGTACCAGGAGGGCACAATGACGGCGTAAAAATCACTGAGGATTTAGACCTTGGAGAGATTACGATTACATACTTTACTGATGAAGATGAAACAGAACTAACCCAGGGCGCGGTCTATGACTGGGCCATTGATTTCTTTAGAAATAACTGAGAGAGGGAGAAAAATGCAGACCACAATAGAAGAAGTTCGCAACCTAGTAATAGCACTAGAGAAGTTAATCCAACCCTTGTTTGAGGGTGAGGTAGTAGAAGATGCGCCCTATGAATCAATGAAGCGCCCGCACCTTGTGTTACAGGAGGGTAGTAAGACATACGGACGCGCCTGGCGTGTGCACTTTACGGGCGGTAGTAAGTACGGTTCGGGACATTGTGAGCCTCGCGGGTTTAGTGATTACCTTGGAGGAAGCAAGGCAGAAGCGGCTCATAGCCTACGCAAATTAATTACGGGCATACATACAGGGCTAATGATTGCGGAGAAGAAGGAGGTCAAGGCGTGAGCGAGGGTTCGATCAAAATCAAGGAATGCAACCTCTATGAATGCTATGAGGAAGTTAAAGAAGGCTCGCGGTACTGCACCTTTCATCAGCCTATTAGACCTAAGAAGGAGGAGGTGGCGTGATGACTGATGCCTTAGTCTTATGGGGCTTGATGTTGCTGTATGGTGTACCAATCGCAACGCTTGCGTATTGGATGGAGAAGAAGGCTAGAGAAGGAGGAGAAGATGATAACTAATGAACTATCAACCTGTAAAAAATGTTTAGATGATTTCAACACTAGTGAGTTAGTATGGGGAGACAAGGGTGGGATGTATTGGGTATGCCTCCCTTGCTATAACAAAGGAGGAGAAGATGACTGAACAGGATAAGACGGCGCAGTTTGTATTCACGGTGGTAGTTATACCTGATAACAAGCGATATGAAATAGAACTATGGGATTTTGCAGGTGCAAAGCCTGACTTAATCGCAGCAGGTGAGGGCACGAACTGGCGCACGGCGCTAGGTGAGGCGCTATCAAAGATCGAACTACCAACAGATAAGCAGGAGAAGACGGTCAGCGACTTAGTAAAGGAGAGGGCAGAAGATGAAGGCGTATGAGATAACTATATCGAAGGTGGTGTACCGCACCACAGATGAGTTCAACACAAACGAGGAAGCCCGTATGTGGGCTATGGCAAAGCGTGATAGATACAAAGAACTACTCGACGATAACAAGGTGGAGTATTTCTTCGAGGTAGAGGAGGTTAGTAATGTCTGAGCCTACGGTAGACTACTGGCGTGCTAAGGCACAGTTGTGTCAAGACCTAGCAATACTACAAGTACAAGATGAGAAGACAGAGAAGGAGGCAGGGATGAACCTTATGCGTATGGTCTACGCCCTGTCTATGGTAGATACATTCAACGAAGGAGGAAGTGATGACAACTGAGGATAATGTGGTGGGATTTCACCCAAAGAATAAACTGGTAAACTTCTACGAGGTAGCGACCAAGGAGGGCAACGCAGTATGGGGCGGGGAAGATCCGCACAGTGCATACCAATGGCTACGCCAATCACCTATGGACTCACGTCTATTGGTCTCCTGCTGGGAGGCAGGGGAAGAGGATGCGCGGTTGATAATTGAACCCATTGATATAACAAAGATTGTCCACGCAGTACTGGCGGGCACACAATGAGTTACTTCTTAGGTCTACTGCTGGTGATGTTGATAGCCTACGTTCTAATAGTATGGGAGGATAAGACGAACAATGGAGGCGGAGAATAAGAGAATGGTTGGTGCTGCTAAACAGGCAGTGCGCCAACGCAACTACAGAAGGGCAAGAGACCGTGCATTGATACGTCTTGCTCATCTTTACCCTGATACCTATAAGCAGTTGCTTGAAATGGAGAAGAAGACAGATGAACAAGAAGGTAAAACGTGGCTTGACCTTGATGGTAATACTATCCCTGTTGTCGGTGTTCGTGTCCGCACAGCAGACGGGCGAGGTGCCCCTGTCCTCAAAGAAAACCTATCTAAAGGCACGGACGAAGGCGACAATGGAGGAGAAGCGTGAGAACAGAGCACTTACGGTTAGTTACGCGAGAGCACTCGGTTACAACCACAACCAGATCCAGTGTCTGCTCACCCTTTGGACCCGTGAGAGCAGGTTTGACCACCTCGCCGACAACCCAAGAAGCACGGCTTACGGAATTGCTCAACTCCTTAGAGAACGTAGTAGCCAGCCTGAACTCCAAGTCTTACACGGTCTACGATACCTTGACCATCGCTACGGAAAATCTGCGTGTCGCGCTCTCCAACATAGCAACAGACGAGGCTGGTACTGATACACTATAAGTGCATCCTCTTCTTCGGGCACAAAGAACCTCACCGCTACCCTTCCTGCGGTGGGGTTCTTTATTTGTCCGTAGAGTAGAAGCCTTTGCCCTTGAATTGCACAGGAGGAGAAGTCCACACACGTCTGAACTCATTGTGACAATTGGTACAGATGTATGTCTCTTCGGGGTCAGTCATCTTGCGCTCTATCTGTCGCACATCACCACATCCTGGACATTCATAGTCATATATCATTAGTAAGGTGACTCCCCTCCCATAAAGTTAAGTAGTTTACGCAAAGCATTACCACATCTTCGATCTGCAGTAGAGATAGCACACTCAAGAACCTCACTCAACTGTTGCAGCGTATAGTTCTCGTGGTATCTCAGGCGTAGTATCTTCTGCTCATCTTCATCTAGTAATTCATAAGACTTCTTGATATCAATGAGCGTAGCCAACAGGTTGCCACCCTCAGAAGGAGCAGAAGGTTTACGTGGTGTGCCATCATTGACTAGGTTCTGTGCCTGTTCAATGGCAGTGTCATTGACAACGCTTGCGATAACATAAGGTAACAGTTGTGCAATAGTAATAACATCGTAGAAGGATTCATCATTGGTCTGATACCCAGATCGAGTAGCCTTCTCTTTGCGGGCATAGCGTTCGATAGCACGCTTCATCTGCCAGCCTATACGCCTTTGATTAGCCAAGCGCACTGACTCGTTCTCTTCTTCTAGTAACCCATTGAAGTACACCACACGTGTCATCAACCAAGCGTATGCTTCTTGCGTTAGGTCAGCACGGTCTACATACTTACGATAGCGACGGTGCACAAGACTTACTACACTAGGCACAATGTCATTGAGTATTGGGTTGGGTTCAGTCACAGTCAGGTAGCACCAAATCTATAGTGTGTTGGATGTTAAGTAGTTTGATAGCAAGGAAGTCAATGTAATTACTGGCATCTGCTAACTCTTCAATCAATTCTCTGATGGTATCTGATGTGGTAAAGGACTCAAACTTCTGACCCTTAGCGTGTGAGTACTGGTCGTGGCCCACACCCTTGACACGCATAGCACGAAGAGATGCAAAGGATTCAATAAAGGATGTTAGGTCTTCAGTTGATACACCCAGTGCACGATAGCCAGTAACGGCAGCGTGATCTACTAACGGGTTGGCTGCGGGCGTATGAGTATGGTCTGCGTCTTCCTGTCGTGGTGCAAGATGTGAAAGCCCATATGCTGCAAAGTCTGTAGCATTATGACCCACTCGTTCTCGGTCATCACCATACATCACACACCTCCAAATAGTTTTAACGATTCTTCTTTGCCGTTTGCAAGGTAGTAATCGTTAATGTCCATTGACGCAGGCAATGATACTATGCGTGAGTTCAATACCTCTTGTGAGACACGGCGAGAGAACTCAGCACCAGGATTGGTGCCGTCCTCCTTGATATCATTATCACCTACAATGTAGACGGTATCGTATCCAGTAAATAACTTAGAGAAGTGTGGCTTCCAAGCCTGCACTCCAGGTACACCCACTGCAGGTATGTTTATCAAACCTGATACAACTACTGCATCTAACTCACCTTCACATATAACAATGGCACCTGAATCAATAGTTATATCAGCAACATTAAACAGGTGAGCCTTCTGTCCCGTAGGTGCACCGTACTTAGGCTTTCCATCATCTAACCTACGGAACTTCACGCCTACACACATACCTAACGCAGTCAGATATGGAATAGAAAGCCAGCCCGCGTGGTTTTCGTGACCATTAATAGGATCGGTTACTAGTCCTAATGAAAACTGCAGAGCAACGTCTTCAGATATCCCACGTCCTTCGAGATACTCCAGCGCCTTTGCGTCCAGACTTTTGCTGTAGTGTGTGACCGCTTCCAGCAACGATTTCGATTGCTCTTTTGAGTGCATCCTTAAACTCCAAGTTCTCTATTATCCCGACAACATTTACTGCATTGCCACCCTTCCCACAGGTGTGACAAAAGAATAGGTTGTCATAAGTATTGATGACAGCACTACGTCTTTTATCTGGGTGGATGCAGCACCTAACAGATGCTGACCTACCCTCTCTTACTTCCCCACCATAGTGGGTAACTATTAATCCTATGGGGATTGTGTTTGCATCAACGGGACCTTTGAACCCTCCCGCTTTACGTACCCTGGACCAGTCTTGTGCTGGCATACACACCCCTTGTCGTTGCACTTCTCGTGCCAATTAGAGGCACGTTTGTAATGGGTAAGAGAGTTCTCTTCTCCACCTTTCATACAGTTAGAACAAATCATTTGAACTCCTTCAGTTCAGTTACTGGTACACGCCAGCCACCGATAACCTCATCCCTGTACTGGGACGTTGCATACTCTTCAGGGTTACAGTAACCATAGACTTCAACCTGTGAGTAATAATCTTCATCAAGAATCTTTGTGCCTACTAAGATCTTCCCGTTATCCTTACTCCAGAATGGAATAGAATCACGTGTGCGTACAGTGCGTACCTCAAAGTTGTTACCAACATCAGGTAGTTTTGCACGGCGTGGGTGTAGTTCATTGGGATACCACGGTACGTTCCACGCAGTATCAGTCAATGATGCAACAGCCCACTCAGATACGTTGGCCCGCACATTAGCAAGAAGTTCGTGCTCTAAGTAGCCGTTCTTCTTACCTTCTGCATAGTTAGGTCTGTCTACTGACCCATACTTAGCGAGCCAACGCTCTGTTGCTAACAAGGTACAGACTCGTACCTCATCCTTGCTTAGTTGAACTATCATCTACTTCTTCTGGTTCAACTTCTGGTACTAGTATCTCTGTCGTTGTTATTTCTCCACCTGGTACTGGCATTATTGTTTCTCCTTTAGCCATTGAGTTAAGTCTTGGATTACCCAAGCCTGATCTATTGATGCGTTGCGACGCTTAACTACAACATAAGACATAGGTACTTCCCCAAGACCTCGTGCCTTTGCATAGTTAAGCGCCTCAACTTGCGCTTCTCTCCAGAACTCAGGCAGGGAAAGGGTCTGCCTGTTCTTGAGTTCAAGGATGTAAGTTTCCCCAGATATGATAACAACCATATCTCCTTCATCCTTTGCCCCAGCCTTAGTCAAACGTTCTGCCATAGCACCCGCATTGCGGAGCCACTTCATTACATCTGTCTCAAACTGAGAACCTTTACGTCCGTTCTTGTTAGCCATTAGAACTCCACCGTTATATAGAATGGTCCAACATCAACACTGACAAAGTATTTATTAATTACAAAGCCGAATGCTATCTGCTTACTGATACCAATACATAGCCAGATCTTTCCAATGCTCTTCTCTTTATGCATTAGTACACCGTCTGCATATTAGAGTGCAAGTATGCCCTGCCTTGTGCATCTTGGTCTCCTATCTGACACGCTGCAAAGTTAACAAATAGTGTAGCCCATTTAGAAGCATCTGCTGTGTGTGGACCAAAGCGATTCTTCACTGCAGCCACACGCAACATACCCTGTGATGGGTCATAACCTAGTGTAAGTATAAGAGCGGGTAACTGACTGACCTTACCGTGTATAGCACGGCGTGGAGGTGGCATCAACGGTGACCCATACTCTGATTGTTCTGATACGTGATGAAGTACTAAGACACAAGCCTCTGTCTTGCGTGCCATATCGTGCAGTTCCATCATAATTGCACGTAGTCCTGCCCATTCATTGTCTGTTTCGGCTGCAACATTCATTAAGTTATCAATGATAATTAACTCAGGTGCTATGCCAAAGAGTTCAACGTAGGCTTTGATTTCTAATTCAATGTCATCGAGTGATGGACTTGAATCAAAGACCCATTGTATGTGCGACATTTTATTTAGGTGGTCAGCGTAGAAGTCATCTTTATATTCCATATTGGATTCAACTGTTAACTGTGTATGCCCTGAGATCTGCGCTGCTGAACGCATTAAGACTGTAGCAGTATCAGTATCGGCTGAAAAGAAAAGTGTTGGTACCTTTGCCTTGATTGCATAGACAAGAGCAAACATACTCTTACCAGCATTCGGTGCAGCAGCAACCATACATACTTGCCCTCGTCTAAACTTAATGGACTCACCAGCAAGGCCAGTCCATACATCAGGCAGGGGCACAGCCTTAATAGTGCTGGTGCCCAGTGCCCGCTTTAGATTAAGCAACTTCCCCATCCCCTCCAAGATTTATTCTGCGTTGTCTTCTTACACTCAGACGCTCACGTGGTGCCAACCCACCCCATATACCAAATGCTTCTTTGCGGATTCCCCACTCAGCGCATTCAATTCTATGAGAACATCCTCTGCAAATTGATTTCGCATACTGACCATCAACGTAACTTACTGCTCCCTCTTCTCTTTCAGGGAACCAGAAGTCACCACCTATCTGTGCACATAACGGGTTCTCGTACTCACGAGGTTCCCGCATTCAATTATCTTAGGAAGATTGCTTCGCACTTATCTGCTGCACCCTTTGGTGCAGCACACATCCACGCTCTCCAAGGTCCACGTGCTGAAGTTCCATTACGGAAAGCCATAGTGCCGTGACTACAGGTAGGTGCTTGTCCTTCAGTAACTACAGGAGC